GCAGCGCAGCCCGCCAACGGAACGACCACGACCACGACCACAACGGAACTCGACGACGATGATGAAGAAGGCGCGAACGATTGACATTCGAGCCTCAACGGCTCCGATCGCGGCAGGCATCGCCGCAGCGCGCGCCGCAGCCGACGCCGAGCAGCCGCGCTTGAGCTTCACCGCCGACGGCACCGTCGAGCTATCGGCAGCCGGCGGAGACGCCAAGCGCCCAACGTTTGACATCATCGGTTACACCGGCGCGATTATGCAGCTTTCGGGATTTTGGAACCCCGTCATCGTCGACCTGTCGGGACTGACCACCGCCAGCCAGACCATACCGGCGCTATTCGGCCACGACCCCGACCGTATTGTTGGGCAGACAGACGCCGTCACCATCGACGCCGCCGGCGCACGGTTCAAAGGAACCGTTACGGGAGAAAACGCCGACGCCCAGGAAGTCACGACCCAAGCCAAAAACGGCTTCCGATGGAAGGCGAGCATTGGAGCAGCCATCAACCGCCGGGAATTCTTGGAAGCCGGCAAAACGAGCACCGTGAACGGCCGAGAAGTCGCCGGCCCGCTCCTAATCGCCCGAGCCGCCGAGCTTCTCGAAATCTCATTCTGTAGCATCCCCGCCGACGGCGCCACCTCCGCCGACGTCGCCGCCCAGCTCCCCACGCCGCAACCCCAGGAACCGCCCGCCATGAACCCCTTTGAAATCTGGCTCAAAGCCAAAGGCATCGACCTGGCCAAACTCGACGACGCCAGCAAAGCCGCTTTGCAAGCCGCCCACGCCGCCGAAGTCGCAGCCGCAGCGCCCGACAAGCGCCACAATCAATCGCTCGACGAAGTCATCACCGCGCGAAAAAAGGAGAACGAACGCGTCGACAAGATTACGCAAATCGTCGCCGCCGCCATCGACGATCGGCCGATGATGATTGACGACTTCCAAGCCATGGCGCAAGCCGCCATTGCGGACAAGACCGTCACCATTCCCGAATTCGAGTTACAGATTCTCCGCGCCCGCACCTCCGCCGCGCCCGGCGCCTACATTCCCAAAGGAGACGTCCGCGCTGGCGCCAAAGTCATCGAAGCCGCAATGGCGATTGGTGGAGGACTGGCCAACCTCGAAAAGCACTACACCGAGCAAACGTTGAACCTCGCCGCCGACCGTTTCCCGCACGGACTCGGCTTGCGCGACCTTCTCGTTATGGCCGCGCGCGAGAACGGCTACACCGGCCACAGCAGCAGCGACGTCCGCGGACTCTTGGAAGCCGCCTTCCGAGGAGGACGCCGCGGCGCCCACATTCAAGCCGAATTTTCGACGCTCGCCATTCCCGGCATTCTGTCGAATATCGCCAACAAGTTTCTTAACGCCGGCTTCACCGCCGTCGAAGCAGGGTGGCAGCGCATCACGGCAACGCGCTCCGTCCGCGACTTCAAGACCATCACGTCATACAGCCTCACCGGCGGAATGGTTTACGAGAAGATCGGCCCCGGCGGAGAACTGAAACACGCGACGCTGGGAGAACTGAGCTATCAGAACCGCGCCGACACTTACGGCAAGATGTTCGGAATTACACGTCAAGATATAATCAACGATGACCTTGGCGCCTTGACCGACGTCCCGAAAAAACTCGGCCGCGGCGCCGCCATCAAGCTTAACGAAGTTTTTTGGACGGAATTCCTCAACAACCGCGACGTCTTTTGGGCAGTCGGCAACAACAACGTCCAGACCGGCGGAGGCTCCGCACTGACGTCCGCGGGGTTGAAACTCGCCGCCCAGACCTTCAGGAAACAGACCGACCCCGACGGCAAACCGCTCGGCATCAGCCCCGCGCTTCTACTCGTCCCGCCCGAGCTTGAAGTGCCCGCGGATGAATTGATGACGTCCACCGCCATCAACACCGGAGGCAGCTCGACGACCGACAAAGTGCCCAACCGCAATATTTGGGCCGGCAAGTATCAAGTAGTCGTCTCGACCTACTTGAGCAACGCCGCTTTCACCGGCAACTCCGGCACGCAATGGTGGCTCTTGGCCAACCCCGACGACCTGGCCACCATCGAAACCGTCTTCTTGAATGGCCGGCAGACGCCCGTTGTCGAGCAGGCAGACGCGGATTTTGACGTTCTCGGCATTCAAATGCGTGGATATCACGATTTTGGCGTCGCCAAACAGGAATTCCGCGCCAGCGTACGCAGCGCCGGCACCTGACCATCGGACACCGACTCCGCAACGCAGCGCAGACCGACCACCAGCCCCACGAGGAATCGACCATGACGACGCCCGCCCATCCGCACGGCCACGGCCCCGCCCACGAGCCAGCGCACAAGGAACCGCACGAGGACAAGCCGACCGGACACGCCGCCGTCGAGCCGCGAGCCGACGGCCCGCCAGTCGTTACGCCGTTCGTCGGCCCTGGCCCCGTTCCGATCGCCGTCTATTTGCAAGAAGGCGAGCGCATCGACTACACCCCCGTCGCCGACGTCAAGGCCGGAGACGTCATCGACCTTGGCACCTTCGTCGGCATTGCGACGTCCGCCATCCCCGCCAATACGCTCGGCTCCCTCGTTGTCGAAGGAGTTTTCGACGTCGCCAAACGAGCCGGCACCGCCGCGGCGCTAGGCGACAAAATCTATTGGAGCGTTTCCGGCCTCACCGCCAGCAACAACGGCACCTATAACGACGCGATTATGGGCTATGCCGTCCAACCCGCCGCCGCAGCCGACCAGACCCTACGCGTCAAACTTTGGCCCAACTTCGCCTAAACAATGGGCATTCCCGCCAATACGATATGGGCTTGCGGATTCGGCGCCGACACGAACGGCGGAGGATTCGTCGTCGGCACGGCCGGAGGCACAGACTATAGCTTTCAGCCGGCAGCCCAGCGCGCCAGCGCCGACGCCGTCGCCAACGGCACCACGACCTTGACCAGCGCCGCCGGCGGATTCACGCCGGCAATGGTTGGAAATCTGGTTTACCTGGCAGGAGGCAGCGCGGCGCTTGCCGCAACCCGCCGTTACATCGTTGCCGTCACCGACGCCAATACCATCGTCGTCGACGCCGTTGTCGCCGCCGGGACTGGGATTACTTGCAACGTCGGCGGCGCGCTTCTCACGCTCGCCGAACTCAATCAGGGTCCGTCCCGCGGCATGATCGGCTCGAATCTCGCCTGGCTCTCCGGCACGCTCACCGTCGGCGCCGCCCTTGCCTTCGCGCAAACCGTCGCCCCCACCAACGCCATCATGCCGACCCGCCTTCGCGGATGCGGCGCCGTCCGCGGAGACGGAGGCTTTGCAACGATTCGCTGGAATAGCTTGGGCGCGACCTTCTTGAGCTTCAACGGCAACGGTTGGGAACTGTCCAACCTGATCGTCGACGTCAACAGTAAAACCGCGTCCAGCGGCATCGGAGGCACAGGCAATAACGTAGATATCTACAATTGCGTCATCAAAAACGCCACGTCCAGCGGCGTCAACAACAGCGGCGCCCAATACTGGCGCATCATGGGATGCGAAGTTTTCAACAACACCGGCGGAGGACTCAGCGTTTACAGCAATTCCCAAGTCATCGGCAACAACGTACACAACAACGGCGCCCACGGCATCCGCGCCGTGAGTGTCGGCAACGTCATCACCCATAATCACATTTGGGCCAACGCAGCCGACGGTATTATCACAAACGCCAACGGTTACGTCGCCGACAACAACGTCTATGGCAACAACACCCAGACCAACGGCATCCGCAGCACCGTAACATTCCCCGCGTCGACCGTCATCAATAACATCATCGACTCCGTCGCCGGCACCGGCTTCACCGCCGCCAGCGCCGCCGGTTGGCCCGCCAGCCCGTTCGTCGACGGCAATAGCTACCACGGCAACGGCGCCGATATGGCCAACATCGGAGACGCCGGCGCCGTCAATCCGATCAACGCCGCCGACCTATACGCCTTCCAGTACAACAAAGCGCCCGCGGCCGACCCCTACGCCAACAAAGCCGGCACGCCGCCCGACTTCACACCCAACGCCGCAGCCACCGGCGGCGCGATTATCCGAGCCGCAGCCGTTCCCCGTTCCTGGCCCGCCCTGACCATGACGCAATTCGCCGACCTTGGACCGACGCAGCACCAAGACGCCGGAGGCAGCGGAGGCGGAGGCGGAGGCGGAACGATTATCTATTGTTGAGGCTCGCCCATGCCCCTCGCCCCGCAAAACATCCAGACCGCGCCCGTGAACCTCGCCGCATCCGGCGCGCTCATCCCCGCCGATCCCAATGGCCGGCGAATCGTCGTAGTTTCCTTCCTTCTCATGATTCCCGCCGGCATGACCATCAAAATTCAAGACGGCGCCGCCGACCGCACTGGCCCGCTCACCGCCGCCGCCGCTTGGGGCTTGGCCGGCGCCGAGAACGAGCTTGGACACTGGCAGACGACCCCCGGCGCACCGCTTAACGCCAACCTCGCCGGAGGCAGCGGCGCCGTTATTGGCTGGATTAGCTACGCGCTACTTTAGGACCCCTCCCATTGACCACAGCCCGCGACATACTGGCAGACGGCGCGCAATGGCTCGACGCTCAGCTCCGCGCGCACGCGTCCCAGTACATCACGTATATCCGCGGCCCCGACCAGCTCGCATTGTCCGCGTCGCTCGGCCGCAAGCTTTTCCAGCTCTCAGATGGAGAAGGGGACATCGTTGTCGAGTGGACAGACAAAGATTTCATCGTCACCGCCGCCGACCTCACATTGAACGGCGCCATTTTCAAGCCGCAGCGCGGAGACCTGATCGAAATCGTGATCGCCGGCGCGACCCAGACCTATGAAGTCCTGGCGCCCGGCGGTGAAACGCCCTGGCAATATTGCGACCCCTACCAAACGACGATTCGCATTCACTCCAAAATGGTTCGGACGACCTGACCATGCCCGCGACGATTCTCGCCATCGCCGACGCCGTCGCCGCCGTTTTGAACGGCGCGACCTTCTCACAGACGTTCACCGCCGAGCGCGTTTACGTACCCATCTACGAACTGAAGGAAGCCGATGGACTGAAGGTTTTCGTCGTTCCCCGCGACCTGGCGCCCACCATCTTGACCCGCAGCTCCGACGATTACACCTACAACATATCCATCGGCATCCTGAAGCGCTATGGCTCCGGCCCCATGACGCTCGACGACATCAACGCCGCTTGTGATCCCCTCGTTATGCTCTCCGAGGAAATCGTCGACGTCCTGAGAAGCGACGCCGCCCAGGAGCAAATACCGGCAAGCTATTTCGCCATTACCAACGCGCCCGTCTACGACCCCAAGATGCACGACGAGAAAAAGCTTTTCATCAGCTTGATTGTCGCCACCTACAAGAAACGGCGCGCCCGATGATCGCCTTGAAAACCAACACCGGCAAATTCTTCTTTGACCGGCAAATCGTTATCAACGCCGTCGGCAAAGCCAAGGCGGAGGTATTCAAGAAATTCGGCGCCCACGTCCGCAGCCGCGCGCAAAACAGCCTGCACTACGTCACCGGCACGAACCCCGCGCCGCCCGGCCGACCACCCTTCGCGCACAAGAGCCGCCGCATCAAGAAGGGACACACCCGCACCGGACAACAGCGATACCGCGCCGTTTCCTTGCTCCGCAATTACATCGCTTTCAAATTCGACCCAGATACACGCTCCGTCGTTATCGGCCCCGAATTGCTCACGAGCTTTCACACCGTTGACCCCGCGGCCCTGCCCGCCCTGGAATACGGAGGCAGCTCGACCAACCTACGCCGCAACGGCAGCCGCCGCCGGATCAACGTCGCCGCGCACCCTTTCATGACCCCGGCCTTTAAAGCCGAGACGCCTACCCTACCCGCGCTTTGGCGCGACTCCGTCCGCTAACACCGACCACCGCCACAAAGGAGGCGCCACCCATGGCCGCAGACGACGCCGTACGAGGAAAAGATTTCAAGTTATATAGGAACGTTGACGTTGTCTACGACAGCCAGCCGACCTGGCAGCTTGTCACCAACGTACGCGACCTCACGAGCAACCTCGAAAAAGCGCTCGCCGACGCTTCGACCCGCGCGACCAGCTTCCGCCAACAAGTCGGAACGCTCAAAGACCTAAACGTCGATTTTCAAATGGTGTACACCAACACCGACGTCGACGTCGCCGCCTTCGAACTGGCCTTTTACAACGATTCTAATATGGAGCTTCTCGACCTGGACGGAGACATCCAGACCACCGGCAGCCGCGGCGTACGATTCATGGCTCAGGTTACGAAATTCACGCGCAACGAAGCGCTGGAAGACGTCGGCCTCATCGACGTTTCAATCGTCGTCGGCTACGCCCCCACCAACGCCCCGCGCCGCGTACACGTCACCACCCCCGGCACCGTCACGGACACCGTACCGTGAAGACCTTCACCGACGCCCGCGACCGCACTTGGGTTATCAACGTCGACGCCTACGCGATCAAACGCGTCAAAGCCCTCACCGGCATTCACCTGCTTTCGCTCATCAATGACCAGTACAGCGGACTCGGCGCATTCTTGGGAGACCCGCTCCAATTGGTCGACGTCCTTTACGTCCTGGCCCGCGACCCGGCCGGCAAGCCGCCCGACAATGACGAGGACTTCGGCCGCGCGCTGTACGGCGACGCCATCCACCGCGCCAAGGAAGCTTTTCAGGAGGAATTCAGCGATTTTTTTTCGACGCCCGAGATTCGGGCGGCGCTGAAGAAGCTATTCCAGAAGGCGACCGAGATCGAACGGCTGATCGCGGAGACGCAGTCGACGCAGCTCGACCGCATGACCCTAGAGACTATGGCCGAGAGTACGAACGGCGAATCGACGAACTCGCCGGCATTATCGGAATCGACCCCGGCCCCTTCAAATTCCGAGAACTGAAGGTAATGGCCGAAGCCAAGAGCCGAGAAGCTTGGGACCGCACCGCGTCGTTAATGGCATTGCTAGCCAATTGCCACCGCAACCACCGCCGCAAGCCGACGCCGTTTACGCCCGACCGTTTCCACCCGTACCGCCAGCGCGCCAAACGGCCGACCATCACGCTTGGAGACCTGGCGCATCAGATCGGCCTATTGGCCGACGCCCACAAAGCCCGCCGAGGATAGCACCCCATGGCAGCCAGCGCCGGAGGCATCCGCGCCGGGAAAGCTTTTGTCGAGCTTGGCGCCAATGACAGCGGACTGAAGAAAGCGCTGGACGGCGCCGCCAAGAGCTTGAAGACGTTCGGCAACGCCGTCAACGCGCTCGGCACCAAAATGGCCGCGCTCGGCGCCATCGGTTCGACCCTCGCCGCGCCGATCGCGCTCACCGTCAAGACCTTTGCCGATATGGGCACCGAGCTTTCGGACGCCGCCGCGCGGACTGGCCTTTCCGTCGAAGCGCTCTCCGCCCTTGGACACGCCGCCATCCAGACCGGCACCGACCTGGCAGGCGTCGAAATGGGCATCAAGAAGACCCAGAAGAAGCTAGTCGAAGCCGCCGAGGGAAGCATTGAAGCCACGGCCGCTTTCAACGGCTTGGGACTTTCGGTGCGCAAATTGGCCGGCATGAACGCGCAAGACCAATTCGCCGCCGTCGCCACCGCCATCGGCAAGGTAAAGAACCCCACGCTTAAAGCCGCCCACGCGCTTGAAATTTTCGGCCGAGGAGGCACGGCGCTTGTACCAATGGCGAACAACTTCGCCGCGCTCGCCGAGGAGGCGCAAAAATTCGGACTGGTGTGGACCGGAGACGAAGCCAAACAAGCCGACAAGCTTGGGGACACGCTCGACCTCCTCTGGCAGATTGGGAAAAAACTTGTCGCCGTCATCGGCTCCGCCCTGGCCCCCGTCATTACCGAGCTTGGCACCAAACTGGCGCACATCGGTAAAAACGCAATGGACTGGATTCAAGCCAATCAAGCGCTGATCGCCACCGCTTTGAAAGTCGTCGCAGGAGTCGCCGCCGCCAGCGCCGTTATCGGCGCGCTCGGCGTAACGCTCTTAGGAGTCGGGACCGTCATCAGCGGATTCGGCGCAGCTTTCGGCTTGATTGGCGCCGTCATCGGCGCCGTTCTCTCCCCGCTCGGCTTGCTCGCCGCGGCCCTCGCCGCGGCCGTCGCCTACTTCCCCACGCTCAAAGCCAGCGCCGGCGACGCGCTCGGTTGGATCGGTGCGAAATTCGCGTGGCTCAAAGCCGAAGCCATCGCCAGCTTTGGAGGCATCGCCGATGCGATACGCGCCGGCAACATTCAGCTCGCCGTCCAGATCCTTTGGAGCGCGCTAAAGCTCGAATGGCTCAAAGGTACGCAATACTTGCAAGCGCTTTGGTCCGATTGGCAGACCGCCGCCGTCGACCTTTGGAAAAGCCTACAGACGAAAATCAGCTCCATCTTGATCGACACTTGGGCCGGCTTACAAAAAATCTGGTTGACCGGCACAACCAACATTCAACTGGGATTCGGTGATTTCGTCGGAGGCATCCAAGACGCTTGGACGTCGACCATGAATTTTCTGGCCAACGCCTACGACGGATTTATCACCAACGTCAAGAACGGCCTCACGATCCTCGCCGGCGAATTCAAGAAATACCACAAATTCATCGAAGCCACGGCCCGAGGCACCATTGCCACCGCTTCCGGCCGGAAATGGCTTCAAGAGGATCAAGCCAAGATTGACCAGGCAACTAAAGACACGATCGGCAAGCGCAACGAAGCCCAGCGTACGGCCGAAGTCGCGCGCAACAAGGCGCTGAAAAAACAGCAGGAGGACCGCGCCAAGGGGCAAGCCGACTTGGGAAGCGCCGAAGCCAAGGGACTTGGCCAGATCGAGCAGCAGCGCCAAGGATCACAAGCCGCGCTCGCCAGCTCCGCAGCCGACGAGACCCAGAAGCGCCACGACGCCGCGGCCGAAGCGCTCGGCGGCGCCGCCTTCGACCTGGCCAAAGCACAGAAGGAACTCGACGACCTCAACAGCCAAGCCGCCGCCGCCAATAAGAACCTTGTCG